GCTGGGAGTGGGACAAGCGGCCCCATGTTGACCCCGGCAAAGAAGCCACGGCACAACGCACAAGGCTACAGTCAGGCACAACCAGCCGAGCCCATGAGATGAAAGAATCAGGGCTTAACATGGATGAAATAGACGCACAAGCAGCGTTATCATTTGGTTACGTCGGGGACGATGGATTGCCGGACGTTGAGGAATACCGAAAGGTGCTGGGTGCGTCGCTGTTTAGCAATGGCAACGCGATCCAAGCAGAAGAAACAGCCACAGAACAACCGGAGCCAGAAGATGGGCCGAGCGAAACGGAACAAACGGATGAATCAGGCGATCAGGTTTGACGCTGGGCCGCTTGAGATCAAAGCGGCTGACGGTGAAACCAAATCGCCTGAGTTTTCGATGCAAGCCTACGGCGGGGGCCGTTTGCATCTCGGCAACTTCCCTCACCCTGCGGTGATTGCTGCTGAGGGTGTGGAAGTCCACGGGGGCGCGGATACAATACCAATACTGCGGGATCACGACGGCAAAAGGCCAGTCGGCCACGGCAAACCAATTGTCGCCAGTGATTCGTTGCAGGTAGAAGGAACGATTAGTCAAACGTCTGACGATGCGAAGCAGATCATCGAGGCAAGCCGCAACGGCTATCCTTGGCAAGCCAGCATTGGCGGACGAATGACAGAAAAGCCGACCTTTGTGAAGGCGGGCAAAACAGTAACAGTAAACGGCAGACGCCAATCCGGTCCGGTGTACGTCGTCAATGCGTTTATGTGGACCGAAACCAGCGTTGTGAGTGTGGGAGCTGACGCAGACCGCGCCACAACCTCCATTGCAGCAACTTCAGACCCAAAGGGTTTAGATATGGACTTTAACGAATGGCTCGAAGCCCAGGGTTTCGAGGATGTCAGCGAAACACAGCGACAAACACTCCGTGCGGCGTTTGACGCAGAAAACAAGAGCGACGACGCTTTAGAGCTTGAAAAGCTCAAGGCATCTAACGCACTTGATGAGATGCGTGCGGAAGCTGTCACCGTCAGCAAAGAGCTCAAGAAGATTAGCCGCATCTCGGCCCAGTATGGTGATCGTTGTGACGAAACGCTGATTGACAGCCTCGAAGCAAAAGCACTCACCGGGAAGATTTCGGCTGAGACATTCGAACTCGAATTGCTGAAGGCGTCGCGCCCTTTGCCGAATGGCTCTGGGACCGCACCGTCATACGCCGGTGCGGATTGCAACGCCATTACTGCCGCACTGTGTAACAGTATCGGCATGAACGAAGAAAGCGTCGCTGACTCGCTCAAAGCTGAGGTTGGCGTCAAAGCTGCTGAGAAAGCTATGAACGATGCCGCAACACTTCGCGGCTTTAACGTCCACAAGCTGATCCACACCGTGCTCCATGCTCACGGACGCAGCGTTTCGCCTGGTCAGGGAATTGACGACAGCGTTCTGGCGTCGGCTCTTGAGTGCGGATCTAACATTCGTGCGTCTGCCGGCTTCAGCACTGTTAGCCTTCCCGGCATCTTGAGCCGAGTTGCCAACAAGGCAATGCTGCAAAGCTACAACAGTGGCGCGGGCGTAGCTCGTGAATTCTGTGCAGAAACTGACACCACTGATTTCAAACAATTCGATCGCTACCGCATGACGGAAGCCGGCGACTTTGAAGAAATTGGTGCAACTGGCGAGATCAAGAACAGCACGTTGACCGAAGAAACCCTGAGCAATCAGGTAAAAACTTATGGTCGCATGTTCGGGATCACGCGCCAGATGTTGATTAACGACGACCTTGGTGCAATGCTTGCCATTCCTAGCTTGCTAGGCAAGATGGCAGCACGAACTTTGGAAAAGTCCGTGATTAGCCTTCTGGCTGGTGCTTCGACTGGTGCGGCTTCGACAAACTTCTTCTTTAGCACTTCAACCGCTAAGAAGAAAGCCAACTACGCAGCCGGAGCGGCTACCGCGTTGGACATCGACGCTCTTGGAACGGCTTACAAGCTGTTTTTGGATCAAGTTGACAGCCAAGGTAGCCCCATCATGGTTGAGCCTAGCTTGCTGCTTGTCACCAACAAGAACGCTGTGAACGCTCGTAAGTTGTTCAACGATGCTTCTTACAGGTTCACAAACGCTGACACCAAGGAAACGACGGAAAACCAGTGGCAGGGCATGTTCCGTCCATTGGTCAGCCCGTTCCTGTCACAGTTGGGTACCACCGAGGACGAGTACTACCTGCTCCCAACGCCAACAGACACAGCAGTGATCAACATTGCTTACCTGCGTGGCCAGCGAGCACCGGTTATCTCGCAGTCTGACGTTGACTTCCAGCAGTTGGGCGTCCAAATGCGTGGCGTGTTCGACTTTGGTGTTGCACTTTGGGATCAACGACTTGCCGTGAAAATGGCCGGTCAGTGATCGTTTTTTACCCTTTCAATTGATCCCTACGAGGACTTAATAACATGGCTAATCAGTTCAAACAACACGGCGTCTTTGCCGATTACACACCGGGGGCGGCAGTAACTGCCGGTGACATCGTTGACGGTGTTGGTATTGGTGTTGGCGTGGCCGATAACGACATTGCAGCCGACGAGCTTGGTGCGGTGCGTGTTGCCGGCGTCTACCTGATCGAGAACCCAGACGACACAGCATTTGCACAAGGTGCGACCGTCGGTTGGGATGCGACTGCCGGCAAAGCCGTTGTCGCCGGTGCTGGTGATTACAACATTGGGACGGCTTACGCTGTCTACGTCGCGGGCACCTTGCTGGTAGACGTTGCCATCAACGGCGCGGTCGGTTAATGAACCTGCTAGCGAAAGCGGCGGGTTATTTACAGGGCCGCATGATTGACAGTGCATCTGAACCCGTGCGGTATATCCGCGCGGGGGTGGTGTACGAGATGCGTGCGGTCGTTGGGCAGCTTGTTACTGACCAGACAGACGTTAACGGGTTCGTTTTGCGAACCGTTACGCGGGACTTCACAATCTCGCAGTCTGCGTTTACCTGGTCGGATGACAACAAGCCAAAGCGAAACGATGAAATCTGGCAATTGGTAGACGGCTACTGGCACGTCTTTACTGTCAACGGTGACAGTTTCGCGACAGCACACTATGAAGAAAGCGACGCTTACGGCGTGGCTTTCAGGATACACACAAGGAAGGATCGGGAAGTTGCCGCTTGACGCAAAACTGGGACGGGAGCTAGCGACGCGAATAAATGCAGCCTACACGGGCCGCATCAAAAGCGTTGTGTTTACTTACGATCCATTTGCAGAGTCTGATAAAATCGACGGCTCACCATTGGCAGCAATCAGCCCGTTTAACCTTGAGCACGTCCGGGAGTCACGCGGCGACTGGCGGCAGGATGTTCGGTTACTGATCACAATGATTGTGAAGCAGGCACCGAATGAGGACGCTGGTTTTTTTGATGTCTACCTTGATAGCTGGGATGACTTGCTCAGAGTTGTCACAGCGGATGCGTGGGTAGACGCAATGGAAATCAGCGGGCGTTACGAATTGGATCAATCACAAACACAGGCCAGGCTGATCTGTCAGGCCATAATCGACCTAAACTTTGCATAGGTAAATACAATGGCACTCAAAAGCGGATTGCAGCTCTACACGTACAACTTCACTGGGACGATTGCGACCCCGATCTTTTCCGCAACAAGCCTTTTCAACTATGTTCGGGATGAATCGCTCGACATGGACAGAACGGAAGTGGACGCAAGCAGCCGAGCGTCTGTTACGTTCCGGCAGTTTGTGCCAGGGCTGGCGAACGGCAACGTTGAAACGCAGATAATGCACCTTCCCGGCGATGCTATCTTTGATGACATTCAAGACGCGTTTTTCAATAACACAACCTTGCTCATGGCTTTTGTTGATGGTCCGCTCCAAGCAGCGGATGCACGGCACGGGGAAACCGGAACAATTGACGTCACTGGACTTTACGGCTGCTTCTATGTGACCAACTTCACCGAGCAGCGAGCACTTGAAGATGCTCAAGTGCATGACATTCGGTTTAGTCCGACGCTTGAGCCAGTCACTAACGATGTGCCGATCTACAAGACGGTTTCGGTCACGTTGTAGTTTTTTACTATTGGGGAAACGATGAAGATTAACGGAAAAGATATAGAGCTTCGTGTGGAGTTGAAGCAACTCTACGCTGCTCGGCGGAAAGGCTGCGACATTGGCGATTTGAGCAACGGAAAACTGCAAGCAATTGCGGTGAACTTGCTAGATGCTTTAGACGCGGCGTGGATGGTCTACGAGAAGCAACTAAAAACGGCAGGCGTCAAAAACTTTGACGCGTTTCTGGCGTTGGAAAGTGACCAGCTCACAAAGCTAGCTGATCAGTTCCGGGAGGAGCTGTCTGTTTTTTTTCCGGCAATGAAAGCGATTCTGAACGAGATCAATCAGGTGATGGCGGCGATGGCCGACCAACTAGCATCTGGCCCAGCGTATGGCGAGCCGCAGGAATCCTAAGCGTTGAGCCGTGGAGCTTTACCTACTTTGAACTAGCTACGATGTGCAGAGAGGCAATGACAGTGAGTTGGGACCACACAGCAGCTGTGACCGCGATGATTGCCAACGTGAATCGCGGCAAAGGCAAAAGCCCAATAAAGCCTCAAGCACTGAACCCAATGCGTCAGCAAGGCGACGGGCGGCACAAGCTGACTAAAGACAACATCAGCATCCTCAAAGGGTTGGCCGGAAAGGTGGAGTGATGGCCCAGACAGAATTCAAACTCGTGCGGTCAGACTTCAAGTTTCGCGGTGCGGAATTGCAGCAGAAGGTAAACAAGAAGAAGAAAAGCTGGATGAACCGCACCGGGGCCGTGGTTCGCAAGATTGCACGGCGATCAATGAAGAAGGCACCAAAAGCGTTTACAAAAAGCGGCAAGAAAAAGAACATTACGCGATTCGGGCGATACCAA